TTTTCTCGTCCCCAACAAAATTTGCAATGTACGCGCTGCCTGCGCGAGTGAAGGGGTTATCGTAAATCGCTTCATCAAAAGAAGCCTCTACGACTTCCCCACTAGTGGGGGCCAGCTCTTGAAGCCTTTGGGTTTTTCTTTCTACGTCGATCCCAAAGATAGGGGGCATACGTTACTTTTTAACCCCTGCGCCTTTTCCGCCTAAGAATCTTGTATGCATTACTTCAAGTTCCTGCCACGTGAAACGCGCGGGTCTTTCTTCTCCGTCCAATAGTATTTTCACTTCGCTCCTATTTGGGTCCACAAGCTCCATTCCGGAATCGTCGGAAAGAGTACGCCATCTTCCATTCTGTATAAGTCTTGTGCGGTAAGCGGCTTTCGTTTCTTCCGGTGTTCTTCCGGCGGAATCCGTTAAGGGGGTGACGAGCATTTCCGACCGAAGCAAACTTTGAAAAGTTCTCGCGGCTCTTCTTATTGCAGTAGTGTTCACCGTTTTAGGAATCCGATACTCTCCGGAATTTACAAACTCATATTTTTCGTTAATGAGCTGCTTTGTAATTTTGGAAGCCATCGACGCCACCGTCTCGCCATTTTGCGGGGCCATTTGAATAGCGGTCTTTTCAATGATGTCCCGGTATTTGGAAATCGCGTTGTCGGGACTGGACTCCCCAAAGGCCCCCACGGTGTCCGATATGCTGTTCCTCAAAGGAGCTAACTCCACGGATAGCTTTTCTCGCATGTCTTCAATCGAGCCTTTAGGCAGATTTTTCCTAGCTTCTTCAATGTTCACCGACGCCGCTCGGATCATGTTCTCAGCAAGAGGCTTGTCCTTAGGGTCTTCGGAAATAGATGCGGCCACAATCAGCGCGGTGGGCGCAATCTTGTTCCGTTCCAAATCCCTAAGAGCATCCGGAAAAAACTCCGAGCCGATCGTGTTCTTTTGCTTTTCAAAATAAGCGAGGGTGTCTTGAGGAGAAGCCTTTCCCGTAACCATGCTGTCGATCACGCCCTTGAATTCTGACAGCATTTCTTTTGGGAGAACCGAAGTGGTCCCATCCGGATTAAATTGGTTTTGTTTGTTTTTTGCAAAAGTCGCAAATTTTTTAAAGTCTTCCGAAGATTTTGTTTCCAGATACTTTTCGTAATTTGCTTTAACGATCGGGTTGTACTTTACGGCGTACCCTGCCGGGTCTTCCGAAAATTCTTTTAACCTAGCTTGGGTTACCCGCACCATTGCTTCTAATTTTGTGTTGTCCCTAAAAAACTCGGGGGTTTTGTTTTGGACATCCTGAAGCTCTTCAATCTTCTTTTGAGCGTCCACTATGTTCGTACCTTTATCAAAAAAGGTAACGGCCTCGCCTTCAGCGGTCGCGAGCTTATGGCTGTCCAGCCAAAAACGTTTTTTCTTGGGATCGGAGATATTGCTCTCAATCCACTTTGGGCCGTAGTCTTTTACGGACGTGCCTGTCGCGGCAATTTGCGCATGAGCTTCTTTCATGTCCGCAAACATGTCGTCTTCGTCTCTCTTTTTAATGCTCTCCCTAAGTTGCTCAAGCTTTGCTATTTGTTTCTTATATTCCGGCTCAGAATTGTTTGAAGCCCACTTCCCGTCTTTTTTGCTGACTTCAGAAATCATTCTTTCCACGTCGGAGAGTTTGGTTTTTTCAGAGGTAGCGAGCTTGTTTACCGTCCCGTCCAGGGCGGAGTCGTACATTTGCGCCAAGGACTCTTTGTGAAATTGATATTTTGTACTTTGGTCAACTTTCATGCCCTCAATAAGTTCGGCTTGAGCGGCCACGTTATCCATCAACCTATTTGGGTTTGCGCGAGTGTCGTTTTGCAAACGTGTTTTTGCTTGAGTTACGTCTGCGACATCTTTCTTCCCCAAAGATTCTGCCTGAAACTTGTAAGCTTCAAACTTCATGGAAGACTGAAAGTCGTCCAAGCTTTGAGAAACAAAACGAGAGGCTTCCCCGGAAGAATACTTTTCTTGAAGCTTGTTCCTTCTCTTTTCTAAAAATTCGTTTACTTGCTTGTCAAAATCCTTAGCCCCGGGAGGAGCTTCTTTTTGCATTTTTTCAAATTCTTCGCGCGTGTTGAGCTTCTCGTTGACGAGGTCTTTGCGCGCTTCAAAAACTTCGCGCTCTTCGATGTAGTTGCTTACATCGGAAAGACCTTTCCCGATTGCGGAAAGCCCGCCGGCCGCCGAGATGTCCGAACCCCGGAGTTGCTGAAACTGGACTGGACCGGCTGCCCCTACTTGCTGATTGTATTCGCGAATCTTAGGCATAAATTACAGCATCCCCAAAAGCTTGGAAGCCCCGGACAAGATGCCTCCGCCAGCGCCCATGTACCCACGAGTTTTTGCCGCGCGCCCACGCATTTGGGCGGCTTGCGCTTCCTGCTCAAATCCATAAGCGCGCATTTCGCCTTGGTGCTTAATCATCAAGTTATCCAACTCGGCTGCGGCCGCGGATTCCTGCAATACGTCTAGCGCTGAACCCTGAGAACTTACAACCCCGGAAGCACCGTAGGAACTGCGAATGTCGCCGAGTTGTTTGTCCGCCCCAATCCGCTGGCGGCGGGCATCGTCTTGAGCCTGCTCGCGCGCAAGCCTCGCATTGAAAAGGGAGTTACGGGCGTTGAATTGTTGCGCTTCGTACTCGGCATTTCCTTCGCCGATACTTCCGATAGCGTTAAACGCCATTCCACCTACTGCTAGAGCCGCTGCCGCCATATCACCCCTATTTAATCAACGCGTAAAGACTCGCGTCTTTACCGTCAGGAAAATATAACTTTAAGCGGGGGGCTTCCAAGGTGAATCCAAGAGCCCTTATCCACCGATGACCATTCTCAAATTCACATTCTACAGTAGCCTCTATGCGCCGAAAAGGACAACTCTCGAAATGCTTTTTGATCTTCTTGTGCATCGCGTAAAAGTGCTGGGGGTACCCGGGGCTGAGAACCGCCCAAGCTTCCCCGCGATTGCCCCAGTAGGGAACGATGCCCCCAACAAATATGGGCTTTCCATCGAGCAAAATGGATTTTGCGTGCGGGCTCTCAATGTTCTCTTTCGACTTCGGGGTTAAAAGCCAGGTAAGTGCCGCGTTGTAGGGGAGGGAGATAAGCTCTTTTAAGTGCTCAAACTTTGCGGGAACAATTTCCATCGCGAACTACCCCCGGTCTTGAGTCACGAGCTGAGGCATGATCGCAAGCACCGTCGAGGGCAAGGGCTGCGATTGCCGGAAGCAAATCTGATTTTCAAAGTCGTAGTCCGCTTCGAGTCGTTCCGACAACACGCCCGAGAAAAGAGCAGGCGCGCGGGTCATCGGGTCCGCTGAAGTACGGAACGTAATCTCAAAGAGAGAGTCGAACGTCATGCCAAGCTTCATACCGAGAGTACGGTGAAGAAGGAAGCCCACCCGGTGCGTGCGGCGAGTTTTCCCAAGCGCCGTTCCGTCAAGCGCGCCGGCTTCAAGGCGGAGCATCTGCCCGTCGCTGTTATACCCGTAGCCCACGTGAACGGTTGCGGATTCAAGTGGAAGGGTTATTGCTCCCGAAGAAACCGTCACATTGGGGAGTGCTGCGCCGTCTGCGCAAACGGAAACCGATTCACCTTCTAGGTGCGATAAACCGGAAATGCTTGTTACAAGTTTTCGCACTTCTCCGCCTGACACGTAGGCAGTGAAAGCTGATCCGTTGATTCCGGAAAGCTCGAAGGTGTTGGTTGTTGCGTTGGCGACGGTGTAGGAGTTGCCGTTGACTTCGGTTGTCCCGGCCACTCCGGAGATCCGCACCCGGTTGCCGTTAGAGAAACCGTGAGAAGGAGCAGTGATAGCCACAGGGTTCGCAGAAGTAACGTTCGTGATAGTTTTTGGGTCGTCATAGGTGAGCCCGCAATCGACGAAAAACGCATCCCGTTGCTCGTCGGTGTCCTCAAACAACTTCGTTAAATACTCCACATATCGCTTTGTCGCGCCGTTAACCCGACGCTGCACAATCATCCAAAGCTCGTCACGATCCCCGTCCGCTGAAGGGATGACCGCGATCGCTTCCACTTTTGCGTTAACTCCGGCAGAGTTAGAAACACCGCCGACAAAATGCCGGTGCCAGCCTACTTTGAGCTGATCGGATTCCCGCTCGTAGGTGCAACCGATCAGCGCACCGTCCGATCGAACCGCCCAAACAATGTTTTGCGGTTCCTTTTGAAGTGCAAGTTCCGCTACCCCGCCCGCAGTGATGTGCTCGGAAAGGATCGTGAGATCAGGAGCCACGAAGCCATCCACGTCAAAGTTAAATTCCATCTCGCGGAATTTACGGCCGGCGCGCTGTACGTATACGACTGCTTTACCCGACTGCACGGGCTCGATGTCCGCGCACCCGTAAGTGGTCGCGCGTTTCGCGGAAACGTTTGTCGCCGAAAGAGCTTCGCCAGAAGACGAGGGCCGAACGATCCATTCCCCGCCCGCGGTCCCTACGATCAAACCTTTTTCACCGGAAGAAAGCCAGCGGCCTACGTTCACATCATTGGAGTTAAGAACGAAGGAAAGTGCGGAAGCCGAAGTAATTGTTCCGGAAGCATCCGTTGGAGCAAAGTTTTCGTAATCGCCGGACACAGAAAGGTCCACGCGCTGAGGGACGCCGAGTGAACCCGTGAACGCCAGACGATCTTCATGAAAGGTCGCAGCCGATGGGTAACCGTTTGTCGAAGACCAAACTCCCAGCCGCCACTCAGATGTTGCGCTAGTTCCGGCAAGCGTGTTTTCCACTTCGGCGGTTACCGTTGAGGAGTTTGTAAACGCCGTTACTCGCGCGTAGCCCCAGGTGGAGCCGGCTTTGATGCGGATGAAAAGACCGACGTCCGTGGAGTAGAAAAGACCCGGGGTTGCTGCACCGCCTGAAACGTAAGCGTTCGTAAACGTAGATCCCTGAAGATCAAAAGTGTTGTCGGTAACTACGAATATGATCCAATCCCCGTTTGCTTCGGTAGTTCCGGTGACGCTTGCGATTCGCACGCGATCGCCGGTGGAGTACCCGTGCCCTGTAGCCGTAATACGAATGAGCCCGGAGCCGTTGTTT